GGATAAACTATTAGAAGCCATTCAAATTCTTATTAAAGAGGAGCTTAAAGAGCAATTACCTGCTTTAATTAAGGAAGGTGTGAAGGCTGAAATGAAAAAGATGCTATCTGAAACAAAAGTAGCACCAAAACCACAATCAAAGGGTATTTCAATGGCTAAGGCTATTTTAGAAGATGAACCAATCGTAGAATCGGTTCAACAAAAAGCCGCACCAACAAAGCAATACAGTAAAAACCCAATGATTAACCAAATCCTTAATGAAACCAGAGGTGGAATACCACAAGGAGATGGAGGGTTCAGAACAATGAATTTTGGACAAGGTGATATGGGTTCAATTGCAGGTAGAACGGCAGTAGCCGATAAAATGGGTTATGGTGATATGGCTAAAGGACCTTCTCCAACTGGATTGGGAGTAAATACTGGAGTAGCTGAAATAGATAAAGCATTGAATAGAGATTATTCAGAACTTGTAAAAAGATTTAAAAAGTAATAATGGCAGTAGTATTAGGAACATATATATTAAGTAATGGAAATGAACAAATCGATGATTATGCAATAGGATTAACATTGCCATTACAAATGTCAACTAATACTTTCAATCAATCATATGATAATTTATTACAATTAAAATCAAATGTAAAAAATTTACTTTTAACTAGAAAAGGGGAACGGGTTGCTCAACCAAATTTTGGTACTGATTTACATAAATTACTTTTTGAACCAAACGATGATAGTCTTGAAGGTAAAATATACCAAGCCGTTGAAAGTTCAATTAAATATTGGCTACCTCAATTGAGTATTGCGGATATATTTGTAGAAGCAACAGACGAAATGAAAAATGCAAATCAAGTAGGAGTTAGTATTACATTTATAGCTAATTACAATAACCAAGCTTTTACAGTAGATTTTAATATAAAGGGATAACATATGGCACTCAATAATACAAATACAAATTTTAAAAATAAAGGAAAGGATATAAAATATCTTAATAAAGATTTTAATCAATTTAAAGATAATTTAATTGAATTTGCAAAAACTTATTTTCCAAAAACATATAACGACTTTAGTGAAGCATCTCCAGGTACTATGTTTATTGAGATGGCATCTTATGTAGGTGACACTCTATCTTATTATGTAGATGATACATTTAAGCAATCATTAATGTTATATGCGGATGATATACAAAGTGTAATACCATTAGCAAGATATTTGGGATATAAGCCAAAAGTTACGGCGCCTGCTGTAACAAAACTATCTGTATATCAATTAGTACCATCAATCGGAGTTAGTGCAAATAATATGCCTGATTCAAAATATTATATTAGAATTAAGGCTGGAATGAAAGCTCGTTCGTCTGTAAATGGTATAAATTTTATAACAAAAGATGTTGTAGATTTTTCTGATGAAAATAACAGAGAAATAACAGTTTATGAAAGAGATAATACAACAGGAGAACCAACCTATTATCTTGTAAAAAAATATGTAGATGCTGGAGCAGGTACTATCGTTAATAAATCAGTTCAATTTGATGCATATTCACCATACCAAAGAATTGATTTACCTGAAACTAATATAATAGAAATATTAGATGTTAGAGATTCAAATAACAACAAATGGTATGAAGTTCCATATTTAGCACAAGAAATGGTGTTTATTGAACAACCAAATACTGAAGCAAATGATCCTGATTTATATCAATTTAAATCAACAATTCCATTTATACTAAAAACATTAAAAACATCAAGAAGATTTGTAACTAATGTAAATAGTGATAGAACTACAACTTTACAATTTGGTGGTGGTGATTCAACTTCATCTGATGAACAATTAATTCCAAATCTTAAAAATGTTGGATTAGGATTACCAAATTCTATTAGTAGATTAGAAGAATCATTTGACCCAACAAACTTCTTAAAAACAAAAACGTATGGCACTTCTCCAGCGAATACAACAATTGATGTTAAATATTTAATCGGAGGTGGTGTTATATCAAATGTACCGGTTAATTCAATAACTACAATAGATAGTATTGAATTTGATGAAGATACAAGTTACTTTAACACACAGCAATTGAGTTTATATATTAGAATGAAAGATTCAATTGCAATCGATAATGAAATCCCAGCAACAGGTGGTAGGAGTGGTGATAGCATAAATGAAATAAGAGAAAATGCATTGGCTAACTTTTCAGCACAAAATAGAGCAGTAACTGCAAAGGATTATCAAATTAGAGTATTATCAATGCCTTCAAAATTTGGAGCTATTGCAAAAGCTTACGCTGTTGCCGATGGTACATTGGATAACAATTCACCATCATCTATATTAGCATCTCCAAATCATTTGCAAGAATTTACTGATTTAGTTATGAGTTTTGTAAATAAACCAGATTCAGAAGAACCATCTCAAGCTATTGTTAAAGAACAAATTACAAAATTTTTAGTTGGTAAAACTTCTAACGAAAATGAAAAGAACAATCCATTTGCAATAAATTTATATCTTTTAGCATACGATTCAAATAATAATATAACAAATATTAATAGAGCAGTTAAAGAAAATCTTAAAACATATTTAAATGAATACAAAATATTAACAGATGGTGTTAATATGTTAGATGGATTTGTTATTAATATTGGAGTTGATTTTGAAATTATATGTTATCCAAATTACAATAAAAGTGAAATACTAATACAATGCATAACTTCATTAAAAGAATATTTTTTAATAGATAATATGACATTTAATCAAACTATTAATTTAAGTGAGATTGAATTGATGCTGGCAAATATAGAAGGTGTATCATCTGTACCAATGTTAAAAATAACAAATAAATGTGGTGGTAAGTATGCACCGCATTCGTATAATATAGATGCGGCAACGAAAGATAAGATTGTATATCCATCTTTAGACCCATCGGTTTTTGAAATAAAGTTTCCAGATTCAGATATAAAAGGTAGAGTAAGATAATGGCATATTATTTTTTAACAGCATCAAAAGATGCATCGGTATATCTTCAACAACCAAACCAAAATACTGGATTGGATGAGATATTGGAAGTTAGTAAAGTTTTCTATGGTAATATTAGAGATATATCTCATACTTTAATTAAATTTGATGTAGGATACATATCAGCATCAATTTCTAATAATAGTATTACAATGAGCTCAGCTGAATTAATACTAAAAGAAACTAAAAGTGAAGAACTTCCATTGGAATATACATTGTATGCATATCCTATTTCTCAAAGTTGGCAAATGGGCAATGGTACTAGATTTGATGAAATATCAACACAAGGAGTAACTTGGAATTATAGAGAAGGTGATTCTACATTAGATTGGTTACCTACTAATGCATTTTTAAATACATCCACTGGTTCATATCCTGGTGATGGTAGGGGTGGTGTTTGGCATAAAACCCCATTTGCATATCAATCTTTTAACTATCAAACAGCCGATATAAATATGGATGTATTATCTATGCTTAGAGTATGGATGAGTGGTTCTATTTCAAATGAAGGTATGATAATAAAACACTCAGCTGAAGTTGAAGATGATTCATTGGATTATGGTATTGTTAAATTATTTAGTAAAGAAACAAACACTATATATCAACCAAAAATAAGAATAGGTTGGGATGACCAAAAGTTTACAACAGCAGGTTTAAATCCAATAACTTCTGAAAATATTAAAGTAGGAATAACTAATTTAAAAAAAGAATATAAAGTTGGAACTATTAATAAATTAAGAATTTTTGGCAGAGATATGTATCCACTAAAAACATTTTCAAATACATTTGAATACGCTGATATAAAATATTTACCACAAACTACATATTACCAAATAAAAGATTTTAATTCCGAAGATGTGATTATACCATTTTCAGAATATTCAAAAATTAGTTGTGATTCTTCTGGTAATTATATAAATTTAAATTTAACAAATTGGGAAGCTAATAGGGCATATAAAATAGAATTTAAAATAGATTTAAATGATAGTACTCAATTTTTTGATGACGAAATAATATTCAATATTATAAAGTAATAAAAATGGCAAATACAGGTTTACGAAATGAGCAATTTATTGGTGAGTTAGCCACAAGTGGTTCGTTAGCCATACGAACAAAGAATGATAATGGTATCCATACATTTGAAGCATCTGTAAGTGG